CATGAGTCCCCACTGGTGGTACTTGATTGTTCTTTTGAGCCAGGGGCGTTTCCTGACGTAGTCATCGAAGGTAAATGTGACTCCTCTCGGTGGAAATCGTATCACGCAGCCAAGACAGCGACCAGGTTTTATCTTGACTCCCTGGTAGCGTGTCATTACTATGAAGCAAGGTTTGCTACAGATGGGACAAGTTACACTCATGCCGTCCGTAGGCAGTGTATAACCGCCTTTTTGCAGGATGTGATCCTCCAATTCAAACATCTAGGATGCCCCACTGGTCTGCCATTGCCTCAGCTATCCCAGGAAACGTAATGCTCCGTATATGCCCACGGTTGACACTTTGTACGTTGTCCAAGAATCTGGTATGCAGGCGATGCGGCACGTATTTGGTAGGTCTCAGCAGGGGCAAGTGTTTGAGCCACAGGTGGGTCTTCTTTCTCTCGGTGTGACCGTACTGCCAGGGATGCACCATCTGGTCTGGCAGTCGTATGCGTGTGCTAATGATACCCACAGGGTTCTCGATACAGATACGGTATATGGGTGCATTCATCAGCTCGAGCACGAAGTCCAATGCTTCGCTCGCCTTACGAGAGCGCCCTGGAGCACGCTTCCAGACTGCGCCCGAAATTGCCAGGTACGTGCAGGGTGGGTGAGCAATCATAAGGTCCCAGCCATCGTAGAGTATATCTCGCACGTCTCCACGGTAGTGGTAGCCAGGGTTGGCTTCACTGCGCAGCAAATCACAGGACACAGCGAAATGCCCACGTCGGGCAAATGCATCACGTACTATGCCTGAAAACTCACAGGCTACCAGGACACGCACACACTCTTACGTGCCGTTGCACCTGTTCATTACGCTGTTCTGAAACTGTGATAGCAGGATAATAGCCGCGTTTATACGCGAGCACACCATGAGTGCTTCCAGCGAAGCGCCACTATCCTCGACTACACCCAGAACATTCAGGTTGAAGGCATGTTGTAGATGCTCCTCAACCTGTCTCTCTGTACCTAATGCTAACTCTGCTAAACTTGTGGTTGCCATACACCCCACTATAGGCCACGGGAGTGTGTTGTGGCAATCCTGGTATGCTGAGCAATTGATGAGCAATAAGTGTGGCTACGTACCTCCACCACGTCCCGTGGCGATACGCATTTCCGCCATCCGCCACATACTTTCTCGATCCAGCGCATTGACGTACATCTGGAAATCTTTGACCAGAGCGTCCAATGCTTCTTCCAGCACTATCAGATTGTCAAGCTCTCGTTCCATAGTTGCTATACGCTTGCTCGACTGCACCTTACCGTGTATAGCATCGACATATATCTTGCTACTGCGCTCTGGCGCAAATATACGAAACAGGCGCTTCTTTGAGCGATCTAATTTGCGCTCCTGTGCTTTCTTCTCACCCCTGGTAATGCCTAAGAGAGCATTCACTCTAGCGAACTGTGCCGCCCAATATGACTGCAACGCGCGTAGCTCACGTGGCTGAATCAGCGTTACGTCGGTAGGGAATGCATCGCCCTCTGTTATATCAGGCATCTTGGCTGGAAACGGGATACTAAGCCGCGCCAATGTCTCAAGTAGCTCAGTACGCGGCACCACCATTTCCAGACTCTGGATCATGCGTGGTGTCAGTGGGGCAACCGCCGCGAGGTTTGTGTGGTCTTTAGTTGTCCTCATTCCACCATTCCTTGGTACAATCAGGCATAGGACACTTTGCGGCGCACCCGTCTGGCAGGTCGCTCCCTCTGCTCGTCTGTACCACGCTGCCGCACTTCGGGCAGATTAGTGCCATTACGAACCCGCGTCGGTTGCAGATTAGCTGCGCTAGTTCCAGTTTGTCCTTGTCCCGTGCCGTTAGCTCGATCTTGTCCTGGCTCACTCCGTGTATTTCGTTTCCTATTGCGCTTCGCTGCCAATTGAAGGTGACAAACCCTGCAACCGGATAGACCTTCGAGCGAGGACGCTTTCTGGTGCTTCTTGTAGATACCTTTGAGGTGCCAGCAGGCATGGCAGAGTCTAATCCATCGCTTTCCAATTTGATGGTACTGTGGTATGTCCTTATCGGAGCCATTGGTCCGATACCATTTACGCTCACCACAGAGAGCACAGTCATAGTTACTTATCTCAATTTCAAATGGGTCTAACGTTGGACGAAACTTGCCAGGATTCTTAGCTTGCCAGGCTAAGCGCTCCTTACGCAATTTCAGCCAGCGCTTCTTCTGCCATATCCCTAGCTGCACCATGTACCCACAGTATACAAGCTGGGACAGTCTAGCCGCTAACTGGTAAGAGTATGAGGGAGTGCGCACTCCCTCACCTCTTTACGCGGATTGGCCTGGCGGGTGAGAGGCCTCCACTTATCTCGCTCTGCCCTGCGAGAGCCGCACATCATTCACCAGCTTGCGTGATACGCAAACAGTTTAGATTTTGCCTGCAATTAGAGAACATGCGGTCTCCAGGCTGTACATGTCCTGAACTATCCATAGTACAACCATGCGGAGGCAGTTTGCCCTCTTTGCGGTACTTACGCAAGAGACGATACTGAGCACGTAGCTGTTCAATAATAACCATGTCCCGTTTGACGGGCAGCTCGAAGTATTCTTGCGTATTCTTGTTCTCAAACCACAGGATCCCCTTATTGATGTGGAGCGCCTGCATGTAGTTGTGTATCTGCCAGTTGTATCCTTGCAGATGCTCAGGCAGCTTCTTGGTACGAACGATCTCCTTGAAGATCTGGTCGTTAGCTCCCTTCACATCAACAACGTAAACTTCGCCCCCGATTTCTATCACATCGTCAGGCGTGCCTGCTACGTACCAGGGTAGATACTCCACGAGCTGCTCTTGCGCGTGTACCTTTAGGTAGCCTGCCCGTTGCATACGCAGGAGTATGGTGTGCCATCTTAGATGTCGCCAGTGGCCGTCATCAAAAAGACTGTTGGTGTGAGGGTTGTCGTCTATGCGCCCAGGATTACCCTGTATCGTCAACATCTGTTCACGGACACAACGCTTCGCACCAGATGGGCTGAAGTAGGTGTTCTGGCGCGGCAGCTTACGAGCCAAGAGTAACTGCGCAGCGAAGGTAGCTTCTGCCTTGGTGAAGTTAGCCAGATCAAAGGTGATCATGAACTGGTCAACCAGGGGAGTCAAGACCTTGGTAGGGTCTTTCCTGTTCTTGAGGTATTGTTTTAGATCGAATCCCTGGGGCATAGTTCTCTCAACCGTTTGATCTCTTTGACCATCCAGTCTGCCTGGTCAAACGTTAGTCCCCACAACATACCATCAGCAGGTTGCCCTGACTCGATGAATGCACGCTGTGGAGCCATCTCTCGTTCTATCTCAGGTAGTCGGTCTGGTGGCATTGCCTGCATGAGTCTCTGTCACAACCCCTAGCCTTTAGTGGGTACCCGCGTTTCTTCAGAAACATCTTGTCGCACTGGCTCAATGAATGGGGGCTTGGTACCAACACTATGCGCTCTTCTGTCGCCGTCTTCTTGTTCCTGAACCATACCTTCCTTCTCGTCAAGAACATAAGCCGATGAAAGGTGGCGTACATCTCCTTTATCCACTCGCTTCTCTGGGTCGCTGGCATCTTGTTGGGCAGTATGTACACCCACTTCAGGGTTGTTATGTCGTTGATATCTCTTTGTATCTGGAAACTTCTTGGTTGCATTGAACTTGACTATCTCCACCATAGTGCATGCTGAGCAGTGCATGGTTCTCACTACCTGACAAGTCCAACGTAGCATCCACAAAGGTTGCCATTTATGTATCTTGATACATACCGCTGAAGTGTGAACTATCTTTCCACACTTCACGCAGCGCAGGTTCTTGTGGCGGTGATATACGCTACCCACCGCTACATTTTACCATGTAGGAGCTTCTGCATGTGTGTTGCTAGAGTCTCAGAGTAACCTGCCAACTTGTTGAAGATATCCTCCATCTCGCGCATAGCCTGCATGAGTTCTTCACGGGTAGGATGCTGGAAGTCGCGCATACGTGACTCTTCGATGTCATCCTGGCAAAGTTTCACGAACTGCTTCAGTGCGACAAAGCACCCGTCTTGATCATAGTGTGAAGTCCCTGGATAGATAGGGATTTCACAGTTAGGACAGACGTTGGGGACGGAGGGACCAAAGTTTGGCATATCATCGTAAGACGCATTCACGCCAGATTTTGGCGACGGATCATGTCCGCTGGCAGTACGACCAGGTCGATAGGTGAACCCTGATCTTGTATAAAAGTGATCTGCAAACATGGAGCGAGACCTTCTCGGGATGCAGCCCTTTGCAACATCTTCCAGTCTGCCACGCGGATGGTAAACGATAGCCTTTCTGTCTGTTTGTTGTCGGTTAGCAGCTCATCGTCTTTGACATCCATCTTGGCATGCCAAAATCTACCAGATGATGGCTGAGCACGACCCGCCCGTGCTTTTGCCCATGCTGCTTCGTGTTTCTTGTTGTCCTTAGTGGGCTTGTTAGCCCACCGTGGCTGAGTCATTGGTGGTCAGTCGTGATGGTGCTGTTCACCCTCTTCGGGTGGATGCATGTGCATCATCTCGTGGTTGAACTTGGTGGTCCACCACATACCATGCCAATCACGAGTCAAGATGAAGGCTTTGCTGTAGTGGAATCCCTGCTCCTGTAGTTTGGTAAAGTAGCTGTAGAACATCTTTGCCATGTCCTCCAGCCCCTGCCCAACTTGATCGTCGGTATGTGTGCTGACAAGGCCACGTAGGAATTCTTCAGCCATGTCGCTGGTCGACTTCTCTGGTTCCTCTTTGTCTGCGTTTTTACTCATTACGGGAACGGTTCTCCTATAATTGCAGGATGTATATCAAAACTATACACTATTGAGTCGCCTCCTTGCACGTAAACCTCGAAATCGGCTTGACTAACCAGATGAGCTACCGTCTGGAAGCCAGCGGCAATCAAGTTGACAAGGTTCTCCGCCATATCCGGCGACACGGCCACTGTGCCAGGCGACAACGTAATCTCGATCTTGTTGACGTTACCTATGGCTACAGCCAATTGTGCTTCTGCTGTAACTGTCGTGTTGTTGGTGGGCGCTACACCGCTCTGGGACTGTACGACAACAGGTATAGCGAACCATGTACTGTTGTCCACTGCCGGAGCTTGCACAGTAAATCTTGCCCAGATGGTATCATCAGCGGCAGAAGTGATGATAACAGTATCGTTCTTGTCTAGCATCCTGATATCATCAGAATGATCATTATTGGAGTTGTCTACCGCAGTAACATTGACTGAAGTTGCAGAGACCCAATTACCTGTATCCGTGCGAATCTGCTTTGCAGACGGTATACCAGTTTGACTACTCCATGTCCATTGGCCTACTATGCCCAATTGGCTTGCTTCAGGTGCTTCAGGTGGTGCTGCTGTTTCAGTCACTGCTACGCCCCAACACTTTCACGGCTGCCTCTAGCTTGACAGCCAGCTTTGGCTCTCGCTCCAGTTTGTTCAAGAACGCTGTACGCATCAGCGGTTCAGTCCACCTAGTGCTGTACCGGAGGCCAGACTGCTCAATGGCACCTACTTCCAGCCCTAGTTGTAGTAGTTCACTAAGTCGATCAACCGCACGAAGCGCGAATAGATAGCGGAAGCTGCCGTCCTTCTCTGCATTCGCTCCGGTCTTGTCCTTCTCAATGCGAACTCGGACAACCCTGCCGATAACAGCATCCGTCTCAACGACTTTGCCGTCTTTAACCTTACGGGTCTTTCCTTTGATAGCCTCACCCTTTCGGAAATCGACGCGTTGAGAAGCGAAGAATCCGACCGCACGTCCTCCCACTGGTTTCTCGGGGTTGCCATAGTGGACACCTACATTCTCCCTGACCTGATTTATCAAGACGACTGCGGTACCACCACTATTGACGGCATTCCACTTACGGGCCATTTTGCTAGTTAGCTTGCCCATTTTGCCCATCTGGGCTGCTTCTGAGCTTTCTTCTAGCTCATCCTTGGGTACCAGCGCTGCTATACTGTCCAACCCAATAACATCGAAGTTACCTGAGCGTATCAGTGTCTCGCCAACGTCTATGACCTCTTCGCCAATTTCCAAGTCGCCCACCATATACAAACTGGCTAGGTCAACACCCAGGTACTGAGCATGTATAGGATCGAAGCTATGCTCCGCATCCATCAAAGCGCAGTTTCGTCCCGCTGCTTGCGCCAGTGCTATCGTCCTGTACAAGGCATGACTCTTCAGGGCTGCATACTGGCCGTAGAACTCGGTTATACGTCCCAATGCGATCCCACCACCGAGCAAGAAATCTAACGTTAGAATCCCCGTCGAGATTCTCTGGATCTGGAACTTCGGGTCCGATGCGCGGAAGAGCACCTGTTTCCCGAATCTCTTCTGCAATATCGTCTGCACTTCCGCTAGTTGTGGTGGTGCAGTCACGACAGACTTCGACCTCATACACAACCTTCCGTAACTGTCCCGCTGTTTTTGGCTCCAGACAAGTGAAGCATCTGTGCAGCGGTTCTGCTTTGCGCCTCATGAAATTGATCATGCGTATTCCTCATGCAGGGATAGGGTACTTGGCGTCTTCGAAAACAATGCTGTTTCGGTCGACCTGCCGCTTTCCGTATACCAAAACAACTCGTCCTTTGAACATATGTGGACCATGTTGTTCCCACCTTTCTGGAAACAATACAACATCCCAAGTACCAACCCCGTCGTATTTGACCTGGACAAAGGCCATCTTGTAACCGTTCTTCGTGGTTATCTCTCGTATTCTGTCCACCTGCCCTCCAATCCAACACCACTTGTCTTGCGATGATGTTAGTGCCCTTAGATTGAGTGGCCTGCGGATTTTGCGGTCTATTCTGGTGCGGTATCGATCTATCGGATGACTGGTTACATATGTGCCTAATAACTCCAACTCCGTTTGCCCTCGGTCTTCGTCTCCTGGCGTACCTATGCTTTCAAAGGCACCTACCCTGCGAAGCAGTTCGATGACTCTTACATTGCATCTCCTTCTTGTGACTGTTTCCCTCAAATGATCCTCGGAGGTGAACGGCCTGTTCTCCACCAGTTCAGTGCAGGCCGCACTGCCTACCCCCTTTATAGCAGTTAGCCCATATCTGATGCCACGTTTTCCTTCCACGACGAATCCTGAACCTGACTTATTTACGTCGGGCGGCAGGAATTTCAGTCCAAAGTAAAGCTTGGCTTCATCAATGTAGACCGGGTAATCTTCTTTGTTAGCATAGCTCAGTAGGGTGCAGAAGAAGATCGCTGGATAGTACGTCTTCAGCCATGCTGTCTGATACGCTATCATGGCATACGCTGTCGAGTGCGCCCTGTTGAAGCCGTACCCTCGGTAGTTCCAAATCATGTCCCAGATCTGTTCGGCTACTTTTTGGCTGCATCCGTTGTGCAGTGCGCCTACCGCTGTACCCTTGGATTTGCCACTGAGCTTGTCGAAGAGTTCTCCCCCATTGAAGAAAAGTGGCTTGAGTTCGTCCCATTCATCACCTTTCTTGTATTTGATAGCTTCCTTGAGCTCGTCTACCAAATGGTTATCAAACCCACCTATTGCCTGCCCGATTGCCATGACCTGTTCCTGATACAGCACAACACCCTTGGGCAGTATCTTGCGCAAACGTCTGTCTGGCAATATGATGCGGGTACCTTTGTCACGACCTTCTCTGTATGGCCCTACAAACTGGTTCGCACCACCACGCCCTAACGCCATTACTGCGATTAGGTCTTCGAAGCTTTGTATCTGCAAGTCGCGCACTACTTGCCTTGACGTGCCGCCTTCAACCTGGAATACACCTGAACACGCCCCTTTGTTCAGGGTGTCCCAAACTTTTTCGTCTTCGTACTCGTACATGTCTGCAAATGGATCTTCCCCAATGAGATCAATGCAGTCCTGGATTATGTCCAACGTAGTCAGGCTTAGGATATCAAACTTCACTACGCCCAACCGTTTGAGACCATCCATGTCGTACTGAGTAACTACGGCAGCTTGACCACGGCCTTGTCCACGACCAACCATCATTGTCGGCACTAGCTTTTGCAAATCAAAGGTGTCATCTGCAATAACTATGCCAGCCGCGTGCTTGCCCTCGCCCGTTACGAGGTTCTGTACAGTCGTGGCCCAATCATAAAAGCTTGGGTAGCTAACCATAGCACCCTTTATGACGGGGTGCAGATGCTCATCTTGAAGCAGGTCGTGCAGGTCGCCACTAGCCTTCAGGTTGACAATCAAGGCTGCGTCTGGCAGAGACTTGCTCGCAGCAAATTGCTCATTGCGCGGGAAGCCTAGCGCACCAAGTATGCGCTGTATCGTGCTTCGTGGGCCACCACGCGCAAACGTCCCAACCTGCTGCGCTTGATATGGCGATGTATTGTAGCGCTGGAGCAGATACTTGACTACTTCTTGTCGCCGCGAGTTAGGAAAGTCAACATCGAAGTCAGGAAGGGAAGGACGAGCCGGATTAAGAGCGCGCTCAAACATAAGGTTGAAACGAACAGGATCCACGTCGACAATGCCCATAAGGTAGGCAGCGAGTACCCCTGCCATAGACCCACGACCAGGACCAACCCGTATACCCCGAGAGCGAGCCCACTCAATGTAGTCGCGTACAATAAGGAATTCTTCTTCGAACTTGGCTCCGAATATGACACCCAATTCGTAGTCAAGCCTATCCCTGTACGTCTGTATATCTGCGGCCAACCCACCACGATTCTCCAGCACTCGCAGCCTTTTGCGGCAGATGCTGCGCATATATTCTGCAGAACTAACTTCTGTGTTACTTCGTGGTGCAACTGGGATATGCCAGCTCCGCTGTTCAAGCTCGGGAATACTGAGTTGTATGTCTCCCGTATATTCCTGTAAAGTACGCTGGCTAGAGCGCCATACGTCTGGCTGATCTGCCCAGAGTGTCCGCATTTCTCTGGTTGTTTTGAGGTGATAGCCTGAGCCGTCGAATTTGAACCGCGTCGCATCACGCCAAAGGGAAACCGTCTGGCATGCGAGCCAGAGGTCGTGTACCGAGTGATGTGCTGGCTCAACATAATGGCTGTCGTTGGTGATGACCACGGGGAATCCGTACTTTTGGTGCCAGCGGATGAGCCTGGTGTTGACTTTCTCCTGAGCGTCATATGCCTTTCGATCGTTCTGGTTACGCAGGTTGTAATCATGCCGCTGCAACTCCAGGTAGAAGTACGGAAATAACTCCCTGAAGTATTGGGCCAGTTCTAGGGCAGATCCATACTTGCCAGCAAGTATGAGTTGTGGTATAGGACCATTGAGGCAGGTTGAGCTGGCGAGAAGATGTTTTCTGTCTTTCCGCGAAATTCCTTCCAGCGTAGCATAATCAATGCGAGGCTTGTAGTAATAATGCCCAGGATCGTTGGCGGTGCTCGAAAGGTCACAAAGTATCTCGTAACCCCGTCGATCTCGTGCGAGCAATACCAAGTGGTGCCTACGCGGACCCTCCTTTTTGCCAGTTTCCGGATCGATTGTTCTGGTTCGGTCTGCACAATCGTCACAAATGTAGAATTCTTGACCAATGATGGGGCGAAGTCCAACCTTGTGGCACGCCTGATAGAACTCAGGAACTCCAGACATTCGGCCGTGGTCTGTGATTGCCAGGGCAGTTTGACCATCTTGGGCAGCTTTCTCTACTAGCTGAGGTATGCGTGCCAACCCATCCAGCACACTGTACTCAGTATGTACGTGTAAATGAGTGAACTTACTCATCTTTGGGAATCAGTTGGTACATGTCGGCTGCGTAGGCATCAAATATAAGCAGATTATCCAGGAGTGCGTCGGGCACACGGTATCCCCGCACATACACACCTGCTGCGCTCATGATGTCTTGCGCCACCACGTTGTCCACTGGGAACTCGGGGTGGTCTTTAACCTTGATTACGTAGATAACTGGAGACATATGGGAACCTGGCGGCTTCCTCTTGTGTTGCAGAATTGGGAGGGACGACGGTTGCCCTGCTTTGGCTACCGCCAACAGCATATTTTACCCTTTGACCAGCAGGGTGAGCACACAAGCTTGAATGTATGATGTCCAATTTTTCGTCTCTGTAGTTCCAGGCTCCGCAGTCCATACAGACCTGGCTTAGACGCACAAGATTCTGGTGGCTCACTGATTCAGCACCTATTAGTAGGTACTGGCGGCAATGCTTACACCAGATTCTACCTGCTGGTGCTTCGGATCTTGTCTCCAAGATGTTTTCTGGAGCGTACCCTTGCAGAAGTAAGTAGCTCCCTGGCTGGCTTGTTGTCTCTGACGATGAAAAGTCTGGTGGAAGCATCGACATGTCCGACTATACCGCGTTCCTTTAGCTGTTGGTCTACGAATTCGAAGGGCAGAATCAACCCGTTTGGCGTAGGCATATCACCAGCCCCAACGTAACACTGAGACAGTGGTGTAGTCACCATAGTAGCCTGCAATGTTGTTGCGACCCCATGCCAGGCTCGGTGCCCAGACATCGATCTGGTAGCGACCCAGGAGACCTGTGTCTTCGCAGACCACAACGAAGTCATCCTGCACGAAGCGCAGCTTGGTCCCTGCTGGGAAGTAGCTGCCACAGGCGGCTGCTCCGAGATAAGTTTGACTGCCCCAACGCATCTGGCCGCGTAGGGTATAGAAAGTTACTCGGACGTCCTCTCGCCAAAGCTCATCATCGTCTGCATGCGCCACAGGTGCGACAACCGATGCAGACAACAGCATTGACAGGAGAATTGCACGTATAACTGCCATACACGGGCAGTATAGCAAAGTGTGCTAAACGGATATAAGTTTCGCGGGAATGTACTTTCTTGTAGCTGCACGACTAGGTGTTCCGTCTGGGTTGGTATGGTACCTGACTCGTGCATACTTCTGGAACTCACACAATGAGTGCTCTATGCTTCTGAGCGTAAGTTGGTATCCTGGCCAGACTTGATGCCATTCATCCAGGCGTTCAAGTTGCGAAATGAATTCATCTTGGTGAACCTGCAGAAACGTGATGTAGTCTTCCCATTTGAAAGAAGAGCCACGCGCACCCCAAATCCACTGAATTCCACGCTTACAACCTGGCCCCGCATTGACCCAATCGTTCTCACTAAACGATATAAGTCTAGAATAGTTGCAGTCAATGGCCAATTCGTACGCCAGGAATCGCCCGAAGCCCTCTGTGTCATTGAATATCTGCCACACCCGTTTCAACGAATTCGCAGACTTTAGTGCATCCAACAGCGCTGGCGTTTGCTTTTGCAGCTTGCCTATTAGCCAACAGATGTTCCTGATTTTGTCTGGGAAACCGCCAAACTTTACGCCCGTAACCGTAAAGGCATCTGTGAAGACTCTGTTGCCATGATTCTCATAGGCATTCAGATAGCGACTAGCTTTCTCCCAGTCCCACGTACCCCACTTTACAACCTTACAACGCAGCCACAGGAATCTGAAGGTATCAATGTCATTGAACAGCCTGTATACCATGATGGCAAACAGCAGGTCTTTGTCGCCCTGTATCTTGAGTATATTGCGGATCAGGAAGACAGTACCTTTGTCTAGCTCACGGTAGACGTTTGTGAAGAAGTATTGCCGCAGCACATAGTCATCTGTCCAAGGCGGCTGCTGTTCTTCTATTACCCGCCTGTGGTAGATAGCCTGGCGTTCGACCACAAAGTGCCAGAACGCATCCATTTTGTCCGGTCTAAATGAACGCAAGGTGGCTGCGGTCATCGGCAAGCTCTTCGTTCATGACATCGTGGTAAACGTGGAATCGGCAGTCGTAATAGTCGCATTCGGGAATGATAACTCGCTGCATAGTCTCTCGGTGTGCTTCAGAATACCAGAGAGTCTTGAAGTCGTGCCCCGCACTTGCGGATAAGTGCCCAATGGAGATATCCTCAACTCGGTCTTGATAATAACAACACACCCACACTGTGCCAAGTGCGTCGACAACAGTGTGTAAGGGGGAAAGCCAACATTCTCCCCTCTGGTGAGTCTTAGTAATGCTACCGAAGACCCTTCCAGGCCATCTACTTCTAAGGTCCTCAATGGTAGCTTGAATAGACCGTTTGCTTTCTTCAGGTAGGAGTTCAGGATCGTCATTGCAGTGTCGCTTAGCTTTGATACTGACATAGTCGACTCCGACACCTAATACCTCCGAAACGAGGAACTCCAACGCTGGAACACTACTGCTACCAAGCAGGATTTTCCCACCAATGCGGCAGCTAGACCCAAGAGTATCGCGTTCCTGGACAATTCGTCTAAGGTAGTCCACTTGGTTGATAGTATAAATACTGACGCGCAAGTAGCGACTTCCAGCATACCCCAAAGCAGTGCTACAAACATCCGGCCTCGTCCCGTTAGTGATCATACCAAACTGTAGATTGCTGTCAGCAATGAGGCCGATGAGAGAACTAAACTGAGGGTGAAGAGTAGGCTCCCCTCCCCCCGAGAACTCAAGCGACTCTCCGCCCATCTCACGGAAATCGCGGACAAAATCAGCAAAAGTAGCGATGTCGATATTAGCGGGCCTTGCGTTCTCGGCGTTTGAGATGCAGCCAAAGCAACGCATATTGCAAGAGTAAGTTGGATATATGATAGCCATCGTCGGCGCAACCATCTCACCCCTTTTGAGCTTCACTGCGTCTTTCCTAAAGCTCAGGATTTTGGTGCGCAGATCCACTGGTGCGTACTGAGGTACTGTCATCCGAAAGCCTCCAGCCACGCTCTTGCCACGCCGCTTACGAACTTCATCCATCTACCATCACTTACCAACTCGGAAACTCCCAAGGTATCCGCAACGGATCGCTCAACGATTGTGATTGTCTCTTCTTCTTCGTCGCTATCTGGTTCGGCTGTTGCTGCAACCACGCTTGGTACTGCGGGTATGTTAGCACTTGTGTAACTTTCTTGCCTCTCTGCCAGTGCCATCTCCGGTACTGGATCATCACACACACTATCCCAGAAGCTAGGAAGCTCGATGCCAGGAGCGTGCCCGTATGCTTCTTGATTTTCGATGTGATCCAAGATTGTTTCTGCGTGTGCCCTAGCATCACTGTATTCCCTTACGAATTCCAAAGCTCTGAACGCAACACGCCGCTGCTGGCGTGAGTCTGCCATCAGTTCATTGAGTCTTTCTGCGATCCCAGCAGGTGACGGCGGCAATCCCCATGTGACGTCGACAGCAGACAGTGGACTCCACCTGTGCTCTTGGACCCTGGTGGACACGGCCGATACACAACCGTACAGCATGGCTTCAAGCATAACGCAGGATGTCTGTCCGTCGAATCGCTGCCCACCAATAGAGCCGCTAAGGTCAACACTAATATTATGGCTGCGGTAGATGCCTGGCAGAGCATCTGGTAGTTGCGCACCCCAATACTGATGGTCCACCCTGCCACGTCCACGCTTGCGTCCCACATGGTCCAACCCTATGGCGTCTTTCCAGCCACCACCCACTTTGTTCCTAGCGTTATGGTACTCGATGCCAGCATTGTACAGATTTACAGGGTGCTCAACGGTTGGCATTGCCTTGATGAAGGGGTATATTCCTTTCCACTTCTTCCATTGCGGCATCCAGCAAATAGCCCCAGTCTTGTCTGGTAGGCACAGCGCTGCGTTGCGGATGTCTAGTGGCGTTGGCAGAAACACAAAGTGTCCGGGAAGTCTCGCCAGGGAGTCGTACTTGGATTGATAGCACGTAAACATATGTAGACTGACCATGTCTGATACTTGTCGATACCAGGGGTAATAGGTGTCCCACAGGTTGTCGTGGATCATCACCATTATCGGCAGTCCAGCCTGTGCTGCTTCCTCGTACAACATCATCCATGACATGTCACCTTCGTTGCTCTTTATGTCATGTGGGCATGGCAGCATGAACATGACCACATCGTAGTCACGCAGCAACCGCGCATAGTTTCTACGTGCTTCATCCCCACGGTACGGCAGTTGGCGTGCGGGTAGCCTGTAGTAGCGCCTGTTGACCATCGTAGCGCTTGTCTGGCTTAGGTTGCGTACCTTGCCTGCCCTGCTTGCCCAATAGTAATCGAACGTGCAGCCGATAGCTTCCAGACCGTACTGCAATCCCTCAACTATACGGTTTATCCCGCCACGCTCTATGATCTCAAAGTCGATTACTATAAATCTCACGGTCTGGCAATCCTAGCTTCGCGCCACTCTCGGAACTCATTGATGATTCCCCACACGGCATTGTCTGGAAGCTCTAACACAGGACCGCGCAAGAACTCAATGAGGAATGCATCTGTAGTGCTGGCTTCAGCGGCATGCACAAGATTGCGCGCCAGATCTTCTGTTTCTTCAACAGTCAGCTGCGCTTTGCCATTGGGCACTTCTATCTGTACCATCGGTATCTTGTTGTCCCGACCATACAGCGTGGTTACCATAATTTCAGCCATACTGTAGTTTATCACCGTTGGCAAAGGTGAGAATAAAGTCCTCATCCTGAACCTGATACAACAGGTAGTCGGCTGCGGCCTCCAAGCTGTCCAGCACCACGAGGCTCATAGCCCTCCAGGCCGCATAATCCCCAAGACCATGCGTGAGATCAACAGTGACAACAGGTTTACCCCAAGCATAAGCAACGCCGACTTCATGAGCAGAATCGATGGAGGGGTGGTCTGGGTAAATGCAAGATAGCACAAAGTCACAATCGTGGATAAGGCGTAGGTTACGAGGAAGATAGTAGCTAACTCGCGCGGTACTACCCCCACCTGGATCAGTATTTGGGGCACGAGGATGCAACCAAACCACGCGATCAAGGATCCGGTCAATATCTTGACGAGGCCGCGTATACTCAGGCGGGATTTTCGCTTCTGCCCATTTCGCGGCGACTGTTTCACGGACCAGTTCCCTATAGCATTGTTCGATCGTATTACGCCATCCTGTCTTCATGGTGCCCGATGTATACGGGCGTACAATCACGTGTCACTCCTGTCATCATCATCGTCACGGAAATTGCGCCCAAACCACGCCAGACACATCAGGTCACGGACCAGTATATCGAAGAACGTGCCGCGCAGCTTGTCTTTGTCCCAACGCAGCACTGCACCACTTTCACTTGCTGAATCAAGGCGATACAGCTTGTCCTTCAGATCTGCCAGTGCAGTAACAGGGCCGTCCTGCTGCCAAGCATCTTTGTACTGCTGGTTCTTCTGGTACACCAGTTTATCGTACTCTATAAGAGCACTGATAGTGTTGCCACCCATATGCAGCAAACGCAGCGCTGTCGCCCACATGACGTAGTCGTCGCCATGATCAATAGGCGGGGCACCCAGATCGAACGTGTTGTCAATGAAAGTGTATATCAACCAACCTGGGCGTATCTCTACGCGCTGCATATCAACTGGTGTGACTATGTGCATTCAATCTCCAAAGAACGAGCAGGGCTGGCGGGTGGAGGGTAACCAACGCTACCAGCCCTGTCGTCTCCTAGAATGAGATTCTAGGTCTTATGCCTCCGCCAGCGCAGCGGCCCTACGGCGCTCACGCTTTGGCATCACGCGGTGGCAAGTCTCGCAGATGCTGTGATGCTGCACAATGTTGCCGCCAACCCGCATAAGCCTACGCACAAGGCTTGGGTCCTCCAGGACACGTGCGTAGTTGCTCGCCACGTAGGTAACGTGGTTAGCCAGCTGATACAGGTTCTCTACAGGGTGGTTCACCAACCTGTTGCGGATCATGTCTCGCACGGCGGGTGGGATGCCGAAGTCTGCCAGCATAGCTGCCAGTTCTTCGTCCGTATGGGTACCCACGGCGACGTCCTTAAGAGCCTTGAATCGGTCGACCTCTGTGCCCACCTTGTCGAGAATCGTGGGTACATTGGTAGTGATCCACTCTTTGTCGTCGGCTTCGTCAGCCTTGCGGGTGTAGTGCATGACGTTCTGGGTGCTGGTCATGCCGTTGGTGCAGACCAGACGCTCCCAGTAGCCAGAAAGATCAAGGCCCAAGCCCGTACCTCCTGGCGCACTGTAGCCGTAGGGGCTGATGTAGAGCTGGATGCCACTGGCTACCACGTCGTTGATTTTGGCTCCTTGTTCGCCTCCCTCAAGACGCTGATAGTCCTTGCCACCCATGCTGGTTTCGTTGCGGCCCACCAGTGAGATGTACTGGCGATCTGGGCTTCCCCAGACCTTGTAGCCCGCAACGTTCTTGCGGCCACCCATTGCACGCTCAACGGTGCGCATGTAGTCCACTGGATCGCGGACCTCCACCTTACCGTCGATGATAGCCTGGATCTGGCCGTCGCGGGTGAGTGCTTTCAGGGTACCTTGCCGTTCCCTGAACGCGTAGTCCAACAGCCCGACCACGTTCTCCTGGGCAGGTGTGCCCATGAATTTCGCCATGCTGTTGGTCTGCAACCCGCTAATGCGGAAAATGGTGTCCCAGGCAGCCTGGGCCAGAGGCATCACGTCGTCCTTTTGGCCGAAGCGATACTGTACCTTGCCACTTGGTCCCATTTGCAACCCGTAGCTGTCGTCTGGGGCAAACTGGCGTTCGTCCAACCCGCTAAAGGGTACGAGCGTCTGCAGTGCCGTGTCACGATCAACCATCTGTGT